GTGCAAAAAGGCTGCCATCGAGTACAAGACCGCTGCATAGTTGGGAGGTGGAGGCAATGACCGAATGGGGCGTTGTGGGCGTGATCGTTGTGCTGCTGGGTTTGCTTGCCACTGTGACCGCGCCTATGATTCGACTGAACACCACCTTGACCAAGCTCAACGACAAATTCGACACCTTGGACGAAAGGCTGACGGGTGTGTCGGAGAGCAACCACTCATCCCACAGGCGGCTGTGGGAACATGAAGAAATGCAGGACAACCAGCTGCACGACCATGAGACCAGAATTCAGATTCTGGAGCATGGGCCGGGCTGCCCTGCGCACCATTCCACAAAGGAGGAATATACATGAATATCAACTGGCGCGTCCGTATCAAAAACAAGGCGTTTTGGCTGGCTCTGATCCCGGCTGTACTGCTGCTGGTGCAGGTCGTGGCTGCCGTGTTCGGCTACACACTCGACCTCGGTGATCTTGGCAACAAACTGCTTGCCGTTGTCAATGCGGTGTTTGCCGTGCTGTCGATCCTCGGCATTGTGACCGACCCGACCACGGCGGGCATCGGCGACAGCCCGCAGGCGATGACCTACGAAGAGCCCAAACAGAACCCCTATAATTAAAATGAGCCCCCCGGCTGACTACCGCAACAGGTAGCCCGCCGGGGGGCTTTTTGTGGTTTATTTGTACATGCTATTGATTAGGCTTGTCTGCTCCCACTCTTCCAGCGGTAGGGGCAGGCCCGCAAACGCGCGGAGAGCCTCGTCAGAGCCGCAGTCATCGCAGATATATAGACCGCTTACCTCTCTGGACAATGCGTTTGAGGAGGCGGCCCGCTGGGTCTGTGGGTCGATCTTGAGCGGCTTGCCGCAGCGCGGGCAGAACGGCCAGCCGTTTTTCTGGTCAAAAATCATGCGGGCGGCGAGCTCGGCGTTGGTGAATTTCATGGTATCAGTCCTCCTTGATTTTTGTGACGATAATGGAGATACCGCAGATGCCGCCGATGGACGGGTAGCACTCGGACCAGCACTCGATGACCTCATACTGCTGCATGACGGGCAGGGGCAGGTCGCCCGCCGGGCCGAAGTAGATGAGGTCGGCGTCTGCCTCGGCCATGCGGATGTGGGTGGCGAGGTCGAGGGGCTGCAAAAAGTCGGTCAGCGTCATTGCGGTTTCCTCCGATAATCAGTAGATGGCGTCCCTTAGTGCAGACGGTAAAGTTCATTGCGGTAGCTGACGATATAGCCCTTGCTGTCCTTGTGGATGCGGACATTGGCTTTCTGGACGCGGGTGCAGCCTGTGCGCTTTTTGACGATGCTGACCGCCAGAGGGAGGTAGCGGTCAGTCAGATCGATGTAGGGGCTGGTCTTACTCTTTGCCTTGTAGCGTTCCACGCTGAGGGCTTCAGCCTGTTCTGCCTCTGCTTTCGTGCCGTAGAATGTGTTACCGCGGCGCTTGCTGGAGCCGATTTCGTAGAAGCGCTCACTCTCGATGACCTCAAGTCGGTTGTTCCAGATAGTATTGTAGCGGACGGTGTCGTAGGGAACGACCTTATCTGCGGGAGTGCCGACAACGATTTCCAGACCGGACAGGCTGTTGAAGCTGTCGTACTCGGTGAAGCTGTCCAGCAGGACGCGGACAACCTGCTTGCCGTCCGTCAAATCAACATGGGCAACCTCGCCCTGACTGCCGCTCATCGTGGCTGTGTTGATGGTGTAGCCCTTGGCGATATACTCGGCGACTTTAGCGGTGAATTTCTGGTTGATATCGATGTACTTCATTTTGTTTCCCTCTTGTCTTTTCTGCCTTGCTCTGATAAAATAGAGGGCGGCCGGGGTAAGGCTCCCGGCTCGCCGTTATTGATTTGCGGTGCGGAGTGGCGTTCTTAGCGGGGCGGCCACTCTTTTTTATTCCATTGCGGTCGTGATGCTGTCGATTACCTCGTTGAGCGTGTCGGCGGCATCGTTCAGATTGTCACACGCTTCATCAGCGCGTTCGTACTTTTCGCTGCTCTGGAGATTTTCGGGGATATTGTCGCGGTATTCTTCTTCCTCGTAAGTGATTTCTTCGAGGTCGGCCTTGATGTCCTCCAGCCGGTCAATGATGGTCTGCAAATTCTTTCTGCGAATCTTATTCATATCATTTTCTCCTTGCTTTATCGGCTATCCGTGTGTATAATCAAAGAAGTGGGGGCGGCGGCTCCATCCGCCGCCCCTCTTCTACGGAATTACTGTTCCGTGGGCTTGCCCTGAATCAGCTTGCTGGGCTTTATCGTGATCGTGATCCGTTCTGCCAGTTCGGGATGTTCGACCAAGATTTCCAGAAGCTTTTTCAGGGCTTCTTTTGTTTCGGGCTTGTCCATGTTGTCTCACCTCCTTTCAACATCTTTATTATACAGGATTTCCTTTATATTGTCAAGGGTTTTCTTTAAGATTTTCCTTTATTTTTAAATATTTTCCTTGACGCGGTAAAGGTTTTCCTATATAATGATAGCGAGGTGATAACTATGGATTTCTCCACAAAAATCAGAATGGGCGAGGCGGTAGCCAAAATGTCAGAGGCTGAGCTTGCCCGCAAGATAGGCACGACACCGCAGGCATTCAACCAGCGTGTGAAAACAGGAAAGTTCAAGTACGAGGAATTAGAAAGCATCGCATCCGCTCTCGGCGCAGAACTGGTACTGAAATTCCGCTTTTCAGACGGAACCGAGGTGTAAAGGAAAAGCCCGAACCGCATGGCAGTCCGGGCAAGGGATAGGGTTATTTGCGGCGCTCCGGGGCGGGGCCCATTCGCTGCCGTGTGCGTTCGTCTATCTTTTCCTCGCGCACAAGAATCTCGTTGATGTCACAGTCCAGCGCCTTGCATATCTGGTCGAGCTGTTCCAGACTGACCCGGTCCGTCATTTCGTGGTACAGGTCGTTGATAGTAGAAGCCCTGATTCCTGTCTCTCGGACGAGATCCGCTTGCGTCCACTTCCTTTCGCCAAGGCGGGTGGACAGTAAAATTCTAATCATAGAACCTATCTCCTTTACGTCGTATTCTATCAAATCCTCACGGGTTTGTAAGGAATATGGTAGAATTTGGCGTGGAAACGGTATATTCTAACGCAAAAATTTCACAATTTATACAACAAAAAAAGAGGGGCAATCGCAGCTTTTCCACCTGTTGCGATTGCCCCTCTTTTTGTTGTCAATGAGTCAGTGAGGGAATAGAACAAAACAAAACGAACACATTACCGACCATTTTAACGGTTGTCTTGTGTTCGTTTTGCTCTCGTTTGGTGCAGCTGTGAAGAGTCAAAACGAACTTTTTCTGCATCCTGTGAGGGCACAGAAAAATCCGCAGAATCGGGAGAATCCCCCGGACTTTCGGGAGAATCTTCCACACCGATAGGAATATCTACCGGCGTTTTTCCGCCTGTCGGGTCAAAGGTGATCTTGAGGTGGTCATCATAGAGATCAACCCGGACGAGGAATGTATCGAACAGGGCGGCCAGGTACTTTTTATCGTCAAGGCTGCCCTTACGGTAGCGGGTCAGAATTGCGATAAGATCCTCCCGCTCGATGGGAACCATCTCCGACTTGGCGGCATCGATCTTTGCCAGCAGACAACCTTGTTCCTGCTCCAGTTCCAGCAGACGGGCTTTTGTTGTGTCAGTGATGATGCCCATTTCGATGGCTTTCAAGAGGTTGGCAGTTGCCGTTTTGTTGGCATTCAGCTGATCCCGCAATCCCTGCAAGCGGTACTCGATTTCAGTCTTGGCATTATAAGCCATCGTCTGATCTACCATCCATAGGATGTTTTCATCGGTGAGCAGCTGCTGCTGGATAGCGATAGCCACGGCCTTTTCAATCTGGTCGCGGCGGACGGCTTTCTTATCGCAGCTGTGTTCCGTGCGGCGTTTCTGGCAGGTGTAGTAATAGTGCATGGCCCCGGTCTTACTGGTTCCGGCAATGCCCGTCATGGTGCTGCCGCAGTGGCCGCAGTACAGCTTCCCGGTCAGCAGGTATTCTTCATAGCCGCTGCGCTTACGGCGGCCCTGCGGATTCTTTTTCACTTTGAGTACCTCCTGCACCTTGTAGAAAAGCTCGTCCGATACGATACGCGGCATACCACCCTCAACGCGGATATCACGGTAAATGTAGATACCCCTGTACCGCTCGTTGCGGCAGATCGTGTGAAAGCTGCTGCGCCCCCACTCTGCCCCTTTCTTGGTCTTGATGCCCCGGCGGTTCAGATCGCGGGCTATGTCGATGAACGGCTCATAGCACGACACCCGGGTAAAGATTTCTTGCACGATGGCCGCCTCTGCTTCATCCAGCACGACCTTTTGATCTTTGCCGGTCTTGTAGCCAAGCGGCAGGCTGCCGTTGGACATGCACTTGCTGGCGTTGTCCATCAGGCCGCGCGAGATGTCCTCGGCCATGTTCTCTGAATAGAACTGATTGACATTCATCATGTTCCGCAGGGCAAAGCGCCCGGCGGCAGTGTCGTCAAAATCTTCCTCGGCGTAGATGGTGCGGATACCATTACTGCGCAGCTGCTCCTCGTTCATCATGGCTTGCAGCATATTCCGGCCCATGCGGTTGGACTTCCATGCAAGGACTACATCAAACTGCCGCAGACTGGCATCTTTCATCATCCGCTGGAAATTCGGGCGGCGGTCCGTTTTGCCGCTGATGGCGCGGTCAGCATATATTTCAATGACGGTCACGCCCTCGCGGGCGGCCAGTTCCCGGCACTTCTCCACCTGCTGCTCAATGGAGCAATCGCGCTGGTTGGCACTGGAATACCGGGCATAGATGACGGCACGGGCTGCGGAATTAGTGTTGATTCGCTTTTTCATGCCGTCACGCTCCTCGGGCTTACTCGCGCGCCTTTGTAACATAACCGCCAGCACATCTATTGCAATGATGCTTATTCAGCATATCGGTTACTTCATCGTTCGGAAAATCATAAACATATTGCCCACCGGGCTGTTTTACCTGCTGCGCTCCGTATGGAATAACGAATACGCCCTCTTTGTCACGGAAAATATCATAACTATTATTCCAATCGAATTTTCTGGCTAAATAGGTGTAGATAGAGCGATACAACTTTGAAACGCAGAAAGCCGGTGCAACTATGCACCGCTTTGGAGCATAAGCAGCAATGGATGGAGCATTCTCAACGCACCATTGAATAAGTTCTTCTTTCGGTAGCTTCGGATACTCAACAGACATTTCCTTTAGTGCGTGGATGATATCTGTCTTTTTCATCAGCTTTAGACGTTCAGTGAGCGAGGCCTCTTTAACTTCAACAATGGGGCAGGTCTCAAGGGCTTTCGATACATCGTCAACTTCGCGAATGTGCATATACTCCGGGTTTGGATTCCAGAAAAAAACACGTTGGAGATCTCTTTGTGCTGCTTCTGGCAGTTTTTCAATTTCATCAACAGCTTCTTCAAATTTTATCTGGCCGTGCGATACCACGTTCTTGTTTGTGCCCTTTGCAAAATCACCGCCAAACTCGCCCAATTCCATGGCCAAACGGTACATGTGTTTGCAAGGCAGCTTTCTACGCCTAAAATCACCGCAAGTACAGGATTCAAGCGTGACATGATAAGGTTCTTTTCCAGATCCTTCAAATACTCCCGTTTTGCTTTCTCTGTCAATGTTGCTCGGAGAGGTTGTGGCCTTTTTCGCAGAAGCAATACGCTTCATCTGGTCAGGCATCGTGTGAATCACATCATCCCAAATTTGGAAGCTGTTTTCCGCCATAATGAAACCTCCTATGTGTGTTTTTGCGTCCTTTTGCTATATTCTTGCATTTTCATGCAAAAACCGTGTGCCTGTGATATAATGCGGATATGCCGGCAATATTTTTGGGAATGGAGTGAAGTGGTATGAACCCCGATGAGTTGAAGGAACTCACTATGCTATTGTCCGGCCTGTCCTACGATGACAAAATCGCGTTCAGGGATTTTCTGATTTCGTTGAAAGGTAGCGCAGATAATTCAGCGCCTCTTTCTTCTGATCGGCTGTCAGACCCATAAACAATTTGATGATTTCCGCATTTAAGCTGTCCTCTTCACTGGGGACAGCCTTTTTTGCTGCCTCCGCTGCTTCTTCATCCCATCCCATGATGTAAGATGGCGTTGTCTCCAGCGCATCGGCGATGGCCTTGATTTTGGACTGGGTTAAATTGCGAAAATCCAGTTCAATTTTGTTGATTGATGTTTTTGACTTGTAGCCAATCCGCTTAGCCAGTTCTTCTTGAGATAGCCCAAGTTCCTCTCTGCGAAGTTTTACTCTTTGCCCGATGGTCATTATTCTATCTCCTTCTGAAATCTTATGAGCCTATTATAGAACATGGTGGACGTAAGGTCAACAAATTTTCGCAATTTTCAAAAAAATAGTTGACATTGGGTCTGCATCGTGGTAATATACGCAAAGTAGACAGCAAGTCTGCCGAGTAACAGGATGGGAGGTGATAAAAATGACGAACACTGATTTGCTCAAAGAGAAAATCGAGGATTCCGGGTACAAGATGAAGTACATTGCAACGAAGATTGGGCTGTCTTATCAGGGCTTTCTGAATAAACTTCAGAACAAAACCTACTTTACTGCACCGGAAATCAAGGGACTGCGAGAGTTGCTGTGCATTTCTACTGATGAGGCCGAAAAGATTTTTTTTGCCTCGTAAGTAGACTATGTTCCAACTTCAAAAAGGAGGTGAACCAATACGAAACGCTTTATCTGCTGTGCCGTTGCCAAGTGCATCATTGCCGATGCCAAGCGCAAAGGAAAACGCCCGCCGCCTTTTGAGGGCACACGGGCGCTGGTGGAACAGCAAAGCTGGAAGAAAATCATTTACCTTTCAGCAAAAAGCCTTTGGCTGACGCTGAAACCGAAAAGAGGTAAAACGCATGGAAAATCAACCTAAAACACCTTGCCCGCCGAGAGAAGAAATTTTCCGGCACTACGGCTACCCAGAAGATACCCCCGACAAAGGCATTGCAGTCGGTAATTGGGAAAAAGACGATGCCTTTGAAAGACTTGCTTTTTTGCCGGAATTGATTCCTTATCTCGACAAAAGCAAAAAAGTCAAGATCATTTTCGACTACGACCCGGATTATCCGAGAGCACTGCTTCAGGTCACTGGGCAAAAACCGTTCGTTATCCCCTCGGAGGATGAAGCGTCAGAGGATAGCGGGAAATAGCCGCAAAACACAAGGAGGAACAGAGATACCCCCGCAAGAGACAAAGCAAAAGCACCCATTCAATTTATCAGACGAAAAGGCTGAACGCCTTGCGGCGGCAACGCTGGAATTTTACCACTGGTTCATTGAACAGCCCGGTGGCCGCGAAAAGCTAGAAGCCCGCAAGGCCGAACTCCGCAAGCGCGGTTTGATTTGAGAGGAGGATAGAAAATGATGCGAGGACTTGTGATCGCCACCAACGGCGATATGCGGGTGCAGACCTTTACCGCACCGGCGCTGGAGGATGTGCAGAAAGTTGTCGGCGGCTATGTGGAGACCGTTCCCGTCCGCAACATCGAGGGCCACTACCTGCTGATGGTGGACGAGGACGCCCGCCTGCAATGGCCGAGACCCGTTGTCAACGAGGTTGCCAGTTTTCTGGCCTGCACGAAGATCTTCGGCACTGTGGTTCTGACCAGCGCCTACGGCCCGGAACTGGGCCTGCCCGATGACATTGCCCATGTTCTGGGGGATGTCATCATGGCAACGCTGCCGGGCCGGTGCAGATGGGAGGATGAAGCATGATCCGCTTACTGAAAAAGGCAATGCAGCTTATCTGCCTTGCGCTGATGCTGGTGGTTCTGATGGCCGTGGTTTCTGTGGCCGATGGTAGCATGCCCCTTCTGAACGGCGTGATCCTGTTCATCAGTTGCTTACTGGGCGTAAACACCTGCCTTGGGATCTGGTTCAAGCTGGACGATAAGGAGCGTGGCCGCCGTGAGTAATCTGCCCGATGCCGCCTACATCCGCAACCTGCGGAACACCGGCTACCGTGACGGCAAAGACCCGACCTACCCGGTCTGCCCGATCTGCGACCAGACCTGCGAGACCATCTACATCAGCGCCGACAACGAGATCGTTGGCTGCGACCAGTGCATGACGACCCGCAATGCGTGGGAAGTCACCGAATGCTTCGGAGGATGAGAGGTACACCATGAAGTTCTATTTCACCTATGGCAGCAGCGGCATGGCCTACGAGGGCGGCTGGACGGAGGTTGAAGCCCCATCCAGAGCCACCGCCGTGCAGGCATTTTCCGCTTTTCACCGCCCTGTCAACGGCATGACGGCCTGCTCGGACATCTACACCGAGGCGGCGTTCCGCAAGACCGGGATGCTGGAGGGCGGCAACTTCGGCGCTAAAACACGCGAGAAAATCACCATCACGCGGGAGCTTTTCTGACCCCGCGCACAAAGAAAGGAGTATACCACATGGACGGAAATTCCGAACAACTGCAAGTCATCAACTTAAAGCAGCTGCCCATCATCGAGGAGCGGCTGCGGGATGTGAAAGCCAAAATCGAACAGCGGACCAGCGCCGTCATGGCTCTGGCCGTGACCGAGGAAACCCGCACCGATGTCAAGAAGATCCGCACCGAAGTCCGCAAGGAGTTGGAGGGCTACGAAGCCCAGCGCATGGCCGTCAAAAAGGCTATTATGACCCCCTACGAACAGTTTGAAGCGGTCTACAAGGAATGCGTCTCGACCCCCTACAAGGCCGCCGATGAAGCGCTTGGCAAGAAAATTGCTGATGTGGAGGTCGGCATCAAGCAGCAGAAAGAGGACGATGTCCGGGCTTTCTTTAACGAACTGACCAGCGGCTTCGGGCTGGATTGGCTGAAGTTTGAACAGATGAATCTCAAGGTCACGCTGACCTGCACCCCCAAGGCCATGAAGGCCGCCCTCACCCAGAGCGTCACCAAGATCGTCCGTGACTGCGCCGCGCTGGAGGAAAACCCAGACCGTGACGAGATCATGGTCGAATATCAGAAATCGCTCGACCTTGGTTCTGCCTGCCAGATCGTGCAGCAGCGCCACAAGCAGCTGGAAGCCCAGCGCCGTGCCGCCGAAGAACGCCGCGCCCGCCAGCAGGCCCAGCAGGAAGCCGAAGCTAAGGCCAGGGCAGCCATTGAGGCGGAGACCGCCAAGCGGGCCGCTGAGCAGCCCGCCCCGCCGCACGAGGTCGCTACACACCCGCAGGCGGAAAGCCCCGCACAGGCCCCGGCAGCCGCCCCCGCGCCTGCTGCCGCCCACGCCGAGAAAAAATATCTTGCGAAGTTTGCTGTGACAGGCACGCTGCCGCAGCTGAAAGCACTGAAAGTATTCATGGAAAAGGAAGGTATGCAGTATGACACAATCTCTTAACAGCACCCCGCAGAAGCAAAAATTCAGCGTTGCCATCAACAGCAAAATGTATCAGAACCTCATCGCCAGTACGCTGCGCGACCCGGCCCGCGCCCGCCGCTTTACCGCCGCGATCACCAGCGCCGTGGCCGTCAACCCCGCCTTGCAGGAATGCGATGCCGGCACGATCCTTGCCGGTGCGCTGCTGGGCGAAAGCCTCAACCTCAGCCCTTCCCCGCAGTTGGGTCAGTATTACCTCGTGCCGTTCAAGCAGAAGGCCAAGTATGACCGCGGCGGCAACATGGTTCGCCCGGAAACCACCACCGCAACATTCGTGCTGGGCTACAAGGGCTACATTCAGCTGGCGCTGCGCAGCGGCCAGTACAAGGATCTGGATGTCATGGTCATCAAACAGGGCGAGTACATGGGCAAAGACCCGGAAACCGGCAAGGCCAAGTTCCAGTTCATCGAGGACGATGACGAGCGTGAGACCCTGCCCACCATCGGCTACATGGCCTACTTCGAGTACCTCAACGGTTTCCGCAAGGTCGTCTACTGGTCCAAGGAAAAGATGATGACCCACGCAGATACTTTCTCCAAGGCGTTCAGCCGCCAAGGCTATGAGGACTTGATAGCTGGCCGCGTTCCCGAAAAGGATATGTGGCGCTACTCCTCGTTCTGGTACAAGAACTTTGACGACATGGCGAAAAAGACCCTGCTGCGGCACATCATCAGCCGTTGGGGCATCATGTCCATTGAAATGACTACTGCGCTGGAGCATGACGATGCCGTCAACGTGGCCGATGACGGGCAGATCGTGACCGAGACCGTGGAGGCCGCCCGCGCCAGTATCCCGGCAGACGCGCAGGAAGTGCCGAGTGCCGAGCCCGAAGCCCCCGCCCCGACAGCAGAGGCCGAGCCCGAAGCTGTTGACATCAGCACACTCTAATGGAGTACAAAATCATTTCCACCGGCAGCAAGGGCAATGCCGTGGTGGTGGATGGCCACATCTTGATTGACTGCGGCGTTCCGTTTCGCCGTCTGGAAAGCGTCTACCGCGATCTGGATGCGGTGCTGCTGACCCATATTCACAGCGACCACTTCCAGCCAAAGACGCTGGCGCGGCTGGCCGCCGAGCGCCCGTCACTTCGGTTCTTTGCCTGCCCGTGGCTTGGGCCTGACCTGCAGAACGCGGGCGTGCCGCTGCGGCAGATCACCATCACGACACCTGACCGCTGGTACGACACCGGGTACTGCTTCGTCAAATCCTGCGAGACAAAGCACAATGTGCGGAACTGCTGCTGGCATATCTGGTTCAACGATGGCAGCAAGGTCTTCTACGCCACTGACATGGGCAACCTTAACGGTATCACCGCACCGTACTATGACCTGTATCTGGTCGAGGCCAACTACCGTGACGAGGAAATCCAAGCCAAAATTGCCGAGAAAAAGGTCAACGGCGAGTACATCTACGAGAAGCGCGTCCTCCGCGACCACATGAGTGAGCAGGATGCCATCGACTGGGTGTATGGCAATATGCGCCCCGATTCAACCTATGTCTGGCTACACTGCCACAAGGAGGAATCCAAATGAGGGCGCGGCTGGTGCGCATGGAGCCCGGCTACCGTGGCCGACAACGCATCGTCATTGAGATTGCCGGGGATTTCCGGGAGCAGTTCGACCAGTTGCAAGGGGCGCTGCTGGAGGTGCAGATCACCCGCGCGATACCCCGGCGCAGTTTGGCGTCCAACAACTACTTCCACGCACTGGTGAGCCGCATAGCCTCCACCGTCTGGGGCGAGTTTGACGAAATCAAAAGCGATTTGGTGGTCGAGTACGGAACGCCGTGTCTGGATAAGGCCGGTCAGGTCGTCATGGTGGACTTGCCGGAGGGTACCGACCCGCACAGCTATTACCCCTACACCCGCCTTATCACCACCCACGAAAAGGACGGCAGCCGCTATTGCAGCTACATCCTGTATAAGCGCACCAGCGCCATGAACAGCTCAGAAATGAGCCGTCTGATAGACGGCGCACGGCAAGAAGCCCATGAGTTGGGCATTGATATTTGAAAGGAGCGTGACCCTTATGCAAAAAGTAGTTTGCCCATACTGTGGCCGCGTTGCCAAATATGTAGATAGTTCTGTTATCTACTACGGCCATAGCTACGGCATGGCTTATCTGTGCCGCCCATGTAACGCCTATGTAGGCGTACATTCCGGCACAGACCGCCCCAAAGGCAGCCTTGCCAATGCTGAACTTCGGGGCTGGCGCAAGGCAACACACGCCCGTTTCGACCCGCTGTGGCGAGACGGACCATTCAAAAAGCGCAATGCAGCCTATCGGTGGCTGTCTGAACAAATGAAATTGCCGATTGAACAGACCCATATCGGAATGTTCACTGTTGAGCAGTGCAAGGCAGCGTTGGAAATCATCAATAAAGGAGTTTCTGTATGAAAAATTATTCTCCAGCCGACATGGCTATTAAAAATATGCTGGATGGCATGAGCCATAACGGCAGCACGTTCCCCGGCACCGAAGCCTTGATGAAAGAGATTGGGGCCATCATCGACCAGTACGGCGCAGATGATGAAGATCTGGTTTGCATCCCGCTCTCCCGATATGATGAACTGCTCCGCAGCGAGAGCGAGATCGACATCCTCTGCACCCTTGTGGAATCTCCCCATGTGGAAAGCAAAACCGCCCTGGCTGCGCTGGAAAGTGTTGCCGACATGCGCGATAAGCGCCTGAACGACTGCGAGGACGACACCGATGAAGAATAAACCGTCCTGCCCGCCCGGTGGGCCAAGGGAGGTGGTGTAATGCTCCGACCTTATTTCTGTGCCTACCACAGCTACCTTGAAAACATGGAGCTTTTGAACTCGGAGGAACGCGGACGGCTTTTCACCGCCCTGCTGGAATACAGCAAGGATGGCACATTGATACCTCTCACCGGAAATGAGCGGTTTGTTTTTCCCGGCATCCGTTCCCAGATTGACCGGGACAAGGAGCAATGGAAAAAGACCGACGAACAGCAAGCGTCCTATGGCCGTAAAGGTGGCCGTCCACGGAAAAAACCGCCTGACGGAGAAAATGAAAAAGCTACCCTTTTAAATGACACAGATAAAAAGGGTGGCTTTTCTGAAAAAGGCTCCCTTTTTTCAAAAAGCCTAGAGAAGGAGAAGAAGAAGGATAAGGAAAAGGATAAGGATAATATATCTTCTTCTACTGCTACTGCTGAAAACGACATTTCCGCTTGCGTCCAAGCCTACGAGCAGAACATCGGCCCTATCGCACGGGCGGCGTTTGATGACATTTCCCGCCAGCTGGCCGACCTGCCCGCTGACCTGATCTGCGAGGCTATCGGCGAGGCGGCACTCAACAATAAGCGCAGCTGGAATTATGTCAAGGCCATTCTCAAGCGCTGCCGGGAGCAGAACATCCTGTCCGTGGATGCCTACCGGGCCGAGAAAGAAAACCACGCCGCCGCAGCGGCGGCCAGAGCCGCACCCGCTGCCCGCCCCCAGAGTAAACAGGCGGCAGTACGCGAACGGCTCAAAAAGCGTCTGGAAGAGATGGGAGGTGTGCAGAGTGACGACCCAGCA